GATTACTGGCATCAAACAGGGAGTACAGGCGACTCGTATGACAACGCGATGGCTGAGAGCATCAATGGTCTTTACAAAGCGGAGGTAATACACCGTAAGAGCTGGAAAAACCGTGCAGAAGTGGAACTGGCCACACTAACGTGGGTGGACTGGTATAACAATCGACGATTGCTGGGAAGGCTGGGCCATACTCCTCCGGCAGAAGCAGAAAAAGCTTATTATGCTTCCATCGGAAACGATGATCTGGCAGCCTGAGTTCACAGATAAAACACTCTCCAGGAAACCCGGGGCGGTTCACACCTCCTCAAAATTCCCCTGATAAAACGCCAGTACGCGCTGCATAACTTCGCTCTTCCGGCACTCGAGACAGATTATGTTCAGACCGCCTGTCGTAGCGACGTATTTCTCCGTCAGGTAATGACCAGATAAGGTCCGGATCAACCGCAGATGGTTTCTTCAGCTTTGCCCTTGAGAGCTTTTTACGGGCATTTTGCCAGTCCTTACGCGCCTGTTCAGACGGGAATAACCCGTAACCAGAGTTGTATACATCGCCACTGGCAACCAGCTCTCTGGCCAGAACGCTCATCAGATATCTTGTTGCCCCAGTTTTAGTTTCCAGTTGTCGTAACGTCTCGCGCCCACTCTGGCGTACGAGTTCAACAACCTGCCCTTTAATTTTCTCCTGCTCTTCTTGTGTAAAAACTTTTGCCACAAGCCCTCCTGAAAATTACCTCATGACCAGAAATTAACACTTACCCCCTGAAGCCCGGCGGAATTTCAGTGTCCGGTTCAGAAATGTGATTCACGCAACGCTGCGCAGGCGAACGCCCCAGGCGGATAACCAGTTCATCCCATTTTTCCCGGAGTTTTGCCGGACTCATGATGTTTTTTACCCAGAACGAATCCCGCTGGAGACGCCCAAACATTTCACAAATTTGTCTGTGAGTTCTGCCATCCAGCATCCGCATTGTGCGAACGTCATTGGCCCATGCTGTCCAGTTGGGTTCTTTCGGTCTAGTGATCTCGCCATCATCGCTGGCCGCCTGCTCGTAAAGACTCACGATTCGTCCCCAGATCCACTGTGCGCACACCAAATCTTCCTGACTTCCCCACTGGCGTTTTTTCGCACTGAACACAACCGCGTCAGGGTGTCGGGTTAAAAAATCCTGTTCAGCCGTCTGCGGGTCCGGTTGCGAAGCGTCCGGACAAGAAGATCTTTTATCTGACGGATCAGGTTTTAATACTGACGGATCGGGGTCAATCATCGCCCCCCTAATCGGCAGTTTTTTATCAACAGTTGATCCATCAAAATTTGACGGGTCAACCGTTGAGGGGTCAATATTTGACGGGTCAACTGTTAACGGGTCATTTTTTGCCGGGCTAATTTTTCTTTTCGGTTTATATGACTCACGCGCCGCCGCAGCAGCTGCTTCGAGTTTTTCCACATTAAGCCGATAGATATTGCTTACATTACGCCCACCGACCTTACGCTCTTCCTTCGTCAGCCAGCCCTCTTTCGCCAGTTCTGCAATAGCCGATTTCACTGTGGATTCACTTCTTGCACCGATCTGACGCCGGATAGTTTCAATGGCAGGCCATGACACGCCCTCGTCATTGCTGTAGTCTGCAAGACGGGCCATAACCGCCACCCTGGATAAGATCATGCCGGTGAAGGCGCACCCTTCCCAGACAAGACCATGAAGCTTGCTGCTCATAAAACCCCCGAACACCGTGCTTTTAGTGCATCACCACAGCATTCCCTGCCGGGCCGCCGCGATTCATCTGGTCATACAAAACAACCGCTGACGCAACAAAATCATCGACATCCTTCACCAGCCGATCCCTCCGTTCGACGATCTCACGGTAATATTCAGAACTGTGGCTGCGCATACGGGCCACCAGCAAAGGCGGCATCGCCTTTTCGATCGCCGGTAACAGAGCCTGCATTTTTTCAACAGCATCAGGGGTGTCTTTATCCAGCCAACGGAAAATTTTCTGGGTATTACGGGCCAGGGCTTCCGGATGGCTGTCGTCATACAGTTCCGGGAACGTCATTCCCAGCTCGAAATACGCTTTGGTAATTTTCGCAGCCGGTACTTTTTCGCCGTCCGGATGCGCCCAGACATTCATCGCCATGCGGATGTGTTCATGCTTGATTTTCATGAATCAACTCCATCAGATAAGCATGCACTACAATCACCTTCAGCATGAACTACATGTGTTTGCCCCAAACGAATGCCGCTCGCATACTCAGGCCAAATAAGCTCCCAATCATGGGGTCGTAGCTCCGCCCTACTTACTTGGCCTTCCGTCGCAGATTCGATCATAAGGGCGCGGGTTGGAGATATAGCTGTTCGTCCAGACGCCATTTGCGATAAGTAAGATGACGATACACCAAGTCTGGCCGCGAATTTCTTAGCATCACCAACCCTTAATGATTTAATAAACTCTTTTAATGTCATACCTTCCTCGGTTTAGTGTTTTTTTGCGAGTTTAGTGTTTAATAAACCATTAAGTCAAGTATTTGCTTGTTTAGTGATTACTAAAGATAATTACCACATGCAAAAAAAAGAAATTCGCCGTTTACGTCTCAAGGAGTGGTTTAAAGATAAAACTCTGCCACCCAAAGAGAAGAGCTACCTATCTCAACTAATGAGTGGGAGAGCCTCGTTTGGAGAAAAAGCTGCCAGAAGAATAGAGCAAACATACGGGATGCCGGAAGGGTATCTGGATGCGGAATACGCAGAACAACCGGGGGTTTCTCCACCACATGCAGGGTTAACGTCTAATCAACTGGAATTATTGCAGATTTTTTCAGCCTTCCCTGAGGATGAGCAACGCCAGATAATCAGCGAGTTAAAGCAGAAAAAAGAATCAATGGAAGATCTCATAGCGAGATGGATTGCGGCGCAAAAATGCCGCCGCGCCTGAGTTATAAAACCGGAGGAAACATGAATAGAGCCCTTTCACCAATGGTTTCTGAATTTGAAACCATTGAACAAGAAAACAGTTACAACGAATGGCTGCGTGCGAAAGTAGCAACGAGCCTTGCAGATCCGCGCCCAGCAATTCCCCATGACGAAGTTGAGCGCAGAATGGCAGAACGCTTTGCTAAGATGCGCAAGGAACGGAGCAAGCAGTAAAATGTTACCCGTGTTATGGCTTGAAAGCGCAGATACCGACCTAGATGATATAACTAGTTATATTGCTCGTTTCGACATAGATGCGGCTGAACGCTTATGGCAGCGATTAAGGGGTTGTGTGCTGCCGTTATCCGAACATCCGTATTTATACCCACCAAGCGACAGAGTACCTGGCTTGCGTGAGATTGTAGCCCACCCTAACTATATAATTCTATACCGCGTAACAACATCAAGCGTTGAAGTAGTAAACGTGATCCACGCAAGACGCCAGTTTCCCTAACTTTCACTACCAATAGAAACATAACAACCGCAACGACTTTATCAAAAGCGTTGTGTTTGTTATGTCCCGCGGTTTAGTTTTTACTTGACTTAAGTTTAATGTTTATTAAACTAAAAATACCAACCCACCCCGCCCCACAGAACGCAGGGAAATACTTCGAGTTACCCGGCAGTGGTCAGGGGTTAAGTAGCCAGCCCGAGGCGTATGAACATGACGGCAGGGTTCAACTTTAATAACTATGCAGCAGGTTTTTGTTCCGCTACCCCGGCGTTAAGGGGAAACAGAGGGTTTCTCAGTGGGCGAAGTCAAACATCAGAATGGAAGGCATCCCGGGATCGGCAAAGAAGCAGCAATGGCGCTTTATATTGACATCAGCGCCATTGCAGGACAGGTAAGAGTTATCAGAGCGGTAACTAAGCGGTATGCGCCTTTACTTCAGAAAGTCTCTGGTGAGTGCACCGAAGATATTGTCAACGATTTCGTCATCGAACTGCGAGGACTCATCTTCAGTTACAAGGTGAACCACAATTTTTGCAGATGGCTCCCGCGAAACTGTCAGAGCCCTGCGGCTTAAAGGATGTGTCAAAGACTTCGCCACCACATTCTGGGCAAGAAAACTTGATTGTATTCATAACCAATTTCCTCTCGAGTAACAGACCCCTCAGAGGATACCACCTCGCCTGACGTGGTTAAAAGCAGGCAACGCTAACCACAAGGAGCCGACATGCAGAAACGAGAACCCGTCATCATCGCGCCAGACTATACCGATGATGAACTTTATGAGTGGATGCACCAGAAAATTAATGCAGCGCAGGATCTGAAATGGGCCAATGAAGCCAGGGCTAAGCAGGCTGAAAATCTGTCCGCTCTGGAGCAGGATATCACCAATCTGGAAAAAGCAGCGGCATTAAGCATTGCCAGAATGATTACATACCCGCGTTAATAGCTAACCAACGAAGCTAAGGTTGGTAATTAAGGAGTTCTCCACGGGTGAGGTGGAGTGCGTGCGCCGGACACGGGTGAGCATACGGCACTGACAGTTTACTGAAAGGATATTTCCCTGAAAAGTCAGACCATAACGCGAAATGGCGCGGCGGTAAGTATGGAGGGGTTATTCCTTCCCCCGTTGAGGACACCGGGTTGTCAGGTTGACCATACGCTTAAGTGACAACCCCGCTGCAACGCCCTCTGTTATCAATTTTCTGGTGACGTTTGGCGGTATCAGTTTTACTCCGTGACTGCTCTGCCGCCCTTTTTAAAGTGAATTTTGTGATGCGGTGAATGCGGCTGAGCGCACGCGGAACAGTTAAAACCAAAAACAGTGTTATGGGTGGATTCTCTGTATCCGGCGTTAATTGTTAACTGGTTAACGTCACCTGGAGGCACCAGGCACCGCATCACAAAATTCATTGTTGAGGACGCGATAATGGAAACGTTATTACCAAACGTTAATACGTCTGAAGGTTGTTTTGAAATTGGTGTCACTATCAGTAACCCTGTATTTACTGAAGATGCCATTAACAAGAGAAAACACGAACGGGAGCTATTAAATAAAATATGCATTCTTTCAATGCTGGCCCGTTTACGTCCGATACAAAAAGGATGCTGGCAATGAATACAGCATTTGCACTTGTTCTGACAGTTTTTCTTGTTTCCGGAGAGCCAGTTGATATTGCAGTCAGTGTTCACAGGACAATGCAGGAGTGTGTGACTGCAGCAACCGAACAGAAAATTCCCGGTAACTGTTACCCGGTCGATAAAGTTATTCACCAGGATAATAACGAAATCCCGGCAGGTCTTTAAAACAGTTCCGTAATAAACATCCGATTTCATTCTTATATGCCAGCAATGGCAGGGATTTGTTCACCCTTAAATCTGTAATGAGGTAAAACAAAATGAGTAAAGTCTTTATTTGCGCCGCCATTCCGGACGAACAGGCAATAAAGGAAGAAGGTGCCGTCGCTGTAGCCACTGCCATTGAAGCCGGTGATGAACGTCGCGCCCGCGCAAAATTTCACTGGCAATTCCTGGAACATTATCCGGCTGCTCAGGACTGCGCTTATAAATTTCTTGTTTGCGAGGATAAACCCGGTATACCCCGCCCTGCCCTCGATTCCTGGGATGCTGAATATATGCAGGAAAACCGCTGGGATGAGGCGTCTGCTTCCTTTGTCCCGGTCGAGACTGAATCAGATCCGATGAACGTCACTTTTGACAAGCTGGCCCCTGAAGTACAGAACGCTGTCATGGTTAAGTTCGACACATGTGAAAACATCACCGTTGATATGGTGATTAGCGCGCAGGAATTGTTGCAGGAAGACATGGCAACATTCGACGGACATATCGTTGAAGCGTTGATGAAAATGCCAGAAGTTAACGCCATGTATCCGGAGCTTAAGCTGCACGCCATCGGGTGGGTTAAGCATAAATGTAAGCCTGGTGCCAAATGGCCCGAAATTCAGGCAGAGATGCGCATCTGGAAAAAACGTCGCGAAGGTGAACGCAAGGAAACCGGAAAATACACGTCTGTTGTTGATCTCGCCCGCGCCAGAGCCAATCAACAGAACACTGAAAATTCAACAGGAAAAATCAGCCAGGTCATTGCTGCCACTCATCGCGAATACGAGCAGACATGGAAAACACTGGATGACGAACTGGCCTACGCTCTCTGGCCTGGTGATGTGGATGCCGGAAACATTGACGGCAGCATCCATCGCTGGGCAAAAAATGAAGTTATCGACAACGACCGCGAAGACTGGAAGCGTATCTCGGCATCAATGCGCAAACAGCCTGATGCCCTTCGCTACGACCGCCAGACTATTTTTGGCCTTGTCCGTGAACGTCCGATCGACACTCACAAAGACCCTGTGGCACTGAACAAATACATTACTGAATACCTGACTACAAAGGGCGTGTTTGAAGATGAAGGAAGAAATCAGAGCGCAACTGATACTCTCTCGTCGCCAGTACCAGAAACTGATGCAGTGGAAACGGCGATTCCGGACAACGAAAAAACCGAATGCAAAGTGGAAGTCGAAGCATCTGTAGAGCGTGAGGGGCCGTTCTACTTCCTCTTCACCGACAAGGATGGCGAAAAATACGGTCGCGCAAACAAACTTTCTGGTCTGGATAAGGCGCTGGATGCCGGGGCTACTGAAATCACGAAAGAAGAATATTTCGCCCGCAAAAACAGTACATACTCAGGTTCACAACAAAATACTGGTGCATCTGACACGACCGCACAACCAGAGCCGGTAAAAGTTACCGCTGACGAAGTAAACAAAATTATGCAGGCAGCCAATATCAGCCAGCCTGACGCCGATAAGTTGCTTGCTGCCTCTCGCGGAGAATTTGTTGCAGGGATTAGCGACCCGAATGATCCGAAATGGGTTAAGGGGATCCAGACCCGCGATTCTGTAAACCAGAACCAGCATGAATCGGAACGGAACTACCAAAAAGCGGAACAAAACAGCCCAAATGCGTTACAAAACGAGCCAGAAACGAAACAGCCTGAACCAGTGGCGCAACAGGAACTGGAAAAAGTCTGCACCGCCTGCGGTCAGACCGGCGGCGGCAACTGCCCTGATTGTGGCGCAGTGATGGGCGACGCAACATACCAGGAAACATTCGATGAAGAGTATCAGGTTGAAGTTCAGGAAGATGATCCGGAGAAAATGGAAGGCGCTGAACATCCACACAAGGAGAACACTGGCGGCAATCAGCATCACGATAGCGATAATGAAACTGGCGAGACGGCAGATCACTCAATTAAGGTGAACGGTCATCAAGAAATCACATCCACCAGCAGGACGTGTGACCATCTAATGATCGACCTTGAAACCATGGGAAAAAATCCTGATGCCCCGATCATCTCAATAGGTGCAATATTTTTCGATCCGCAAACCGGAGATATGGGACCGGAATTTAGTAAGACTATCGATCTGGAAACTGCTGGCGGAGTCATTGATCGGGACACCATTAAATGGTGGCAATCACGCGAAGCGCAATCTGCCATTATGACCGATGAAATCCCGTTAGATGATGCACTGTTACAATTGCGGGAATTTATCGACGAAAACTCCGGTGAATTTTTTGTTCAGGTCTGGGGAAATGGAGCCAACTTCGACAACACGATTTTGCGCCGTTCATACGAACGGCAGGGGATCCCCTGCCCGTGGCGTTACTACAACGATCGCGATGTACGCACAATCGTTGAGCTGGGGAAAGCCATAGACTTCGATGCCAGAACGGCTATTCCATTCGAAGGTGAGCGCCATAATGCACTTGATGACGCCCGTTACCAGACAAAATACGTTTCAGTTATCTGGCAAAAACTGATCCCGAGTCAGGCTGATTTTTAATGTTCAACCGTCGCCAGTTGTCGTTGATATTCTGCAACTGGCGCGTTCCGGAGTGATAGCCATGAGCGAACAGTACCTGATAACGCTCGACGAGTGGAAACCAAAACGGTTCAGTCTCCCAATAACAAACACTACCCTGGTGAAATACGGAAAACTAGGATACATCGTTCCAAGACCACAAAAAATTCGTGGGCGTTGGCTGATAGATCGCCGAGCAGTATTTGTTGGGCCTGGTGAAACGGGAATTGCGCCGGAAATTCATACTGGCGATGATGATGCACTGAAGGAGATTTTAACTCATGTCACCGAGGCCACGAAAAAACAGCACTGACGTAGCCGGTCTTTACGAAAAGTTTGATCGCAGAACTGGCAGAGTTTACTACCAGTATAAAAATCCTGTGACTGGAAAATTTCACGGACTCGGAACAGACAAAGGTAAGGCAGAAAAAATCGCTTCCACAGCCAATCAGCGGATAGCTGCAGCAGAAGCTGAATATTTCATGCGCAAAATTGATGAAAGTCCGTCAGCAACAAAACGTCGGGGTATCAGATTAAAGGCATGGGTTGATCGATATCTGAAAATACAGGACACGCGACTGAAAAATGGAGATATTGCAGCTACAACTCACAAAGAAAAAACTCGAATGGCTGCATACCTGGTTTCCCGTCTGGGAAACCACCCATTGAAAGAACTGGAAGTAAGAGACTTTGCATTAATACTGGATGAGTGGCTGGATAAAGACATGGTCAGCACAGCGAGAGTAAATCGTGGATTATGGGTTGATATTTATAAAGAAGCACAGCATGCAGGGGAAGTTCCTCCTGGATGGAATCCTCCGGAGGCTACCCGTAAACCGATCCCTAAAGTAACCAGAGCCAGGCTCACCATGGAAGACTGGAAAAAAATTTACAATGCAACGCCTGAAAAACACTTTATCCGTAACGCAATGCTTCTTGCGATTGTTACTGGTCAGCGCCGTGATGACATTTGCCACATGCGTTTTTCAGATGTGTGGAACGAACACTTGCATATCACCCAGGGAAAAACCGGAATGCGTCTGGCGTTACCGCTTACACTACGCTGTGATGCCATTGGGATAACGTTAAAAGAAGTTATTGATGGGTGCCGAGACAGAATATTAAGTCCATATCTAATCCATAGTCGGCACCAGAAACAACCGAAGCCGATGAGTAAAGACAACCTGAGCGACTACTTTGCCAAAGCACGGGATCTGGCTGGGATAATTCCACCAGCAGGAAAAACTCCGCCAACATTTCATGAACAACGTTCTCTATCAGAACGGCTGTATCGTGCACAGGGTATCGATACAAAAACATTACTAGGACATAAAGTCCAGGCAACCACCGACCGCTATAACGATACTCGAGGTCAGGAATGGGTTAAGTTGGTTATTTGA